AGGTTTTTCAACTCTTGCGTGTATGAAGAAACGTCGGCCCTACCGGTGATTACGCTGGCGCTGATCCGTCCAATCTCCGATTGTAAACCACCCAAATCGCCTACGCCAACGCCAGCCCCTGGACCACCCGCCAGCGCCGTGCGGACCTGGGCCGCCAGGGTAGTAGCGGGCAGGGCCACGGGCTGGCCTAGCGCCCCTGCCCCAGCCGCCGCAGAGGCCCTTGCAGCCTGGGCCTGTGCCACAACTCTTTCGACGGCCTGGCCAAAGGCCGCGAACTGCGCCCGGACCTTCTCCGCCGCCGCGTCTTCCTCCGCCCACACGGAAGTAACCGCCGCCGCCAGTCGCGCTTGTTGCGCCTGGAAGCGAGCCGCGTCCGTCTCGCGTTGCGCCGCCAGTCTCTGTTCAGCTTCCTGGGCGCGGAACGTCTCCTCGATATCGAAGCGCCGGATGTTGCGCGAGGATTGCGCGTCTACCGCCTCTTGCGATGCGCGACCCTTGGCGCGGATTGCTTCGGCCGCGTCGAGGGTAGCCTGCCGCTCCCGTTCCTGATCCGCGATGAAACGCGCCGTGTCGCGTTCGCGCTGCGCCGCTACCTGCTTTGAGACGTTGGCCAGTTTCAGGGTCGCGACAAGCGTATCGTCCACGGCGTGACCCGCCGCCAGAGCCTGGGTAGCCTGTAGGACGGAATCCGATATGGTCGCGTTGGCCTGATCGAGTCGGAGCCGTTGCTGGTTCGCGGCCAGTGCTTCCGTGAGAACACCAAGCCGTTGCAACTGGTCCGTCGCGCGTTGGTACGCAATCGTTACCGTCTCCAGGCGGGTCTGCGAGGAAGCAAGCGCCTTATCGAGCCGGGCAAGCGCGGCGATCTCCGTGTTCGTCGGCGTGTCCGACAAAGACGCCGCGAGAGTGTCGCGGCGTTGTTGCCGCTCGGCAACGATACCAGACTGCGTATCGACGCGCTGACCGCGTGTTGCAAAATTCTCCAGTGCTGCACGTTGCTTCAAAAGATCGCCGGAGGCCCTCTCCACATCGCGTAACGACTTGGCGTATTCACCCAGTGTCGTGTCGCCCGTCTTGACCGCCGCGCGCTGTTGATCAAGAACCGTTATGAAGTCTTTCAACCGCTGCGTTACCTGAGACAGCGGCTGTAAAGCCTGATCAACTTGTGCCCGAAGAATAAGGTCAGTTTGCCGTTCGTTAGCCATCTAACTTCTCCAGTACGTTCTTCAGGTGCGGCCCGCCAACCCAGACTTGTGTCACGACCGCGTGCATGATGGCCGCTTCAGTTCGAAGCATGTTGCCGATCCGGTTCTGCGTGAACCGGGTTTCGTTGAACAAGTACGCCAGCGGGTACATCCTGGCGCTGGTGTGCCCTTGCGACATGAGCAAACCGGCGCAGTCTCGTGCGTCGCGATAGAAATCGACTATTGGATCGTTCGGCTGTTGGAAGTCAACGCCGCCAACTGACTGAGGAACGTCTGGCGCAACATCGCGCCGAACTCTAAAGGGCCGCCGGTATCCTCAAATGTGAGTTTGACGATCTCAATCAGTATCTGAAGTTGCAACGGCGCGGGCAGACGTTTGGCCTGTTCGGTGTTCTCCGGCTCATCCGAGGCCAGCGCGATCATCTTCGCGGCGGTTTCCGGCGCGTACGTGATCAAACTGAACAACAAACCGTCGATATCCACTTCACTCGGAAGTAACTTCCCTGACGGATCGAACATGCGGTACAGCGTCCGCAAATCGTCGATATGGCGACGCATCAAGACGCCGACATCGCCGAGGTGCAGACCTCGCACGGTTACAAGAGTCTTCCCCCGGTAGACAACGTCTTTGGTGTCGGGGACGAAATCGGAAAGCGGCATGGTATTCTCCTGTGTCCGATAGCTGAAAGGCGGAACCTCGCGGTTCCGCCTCCCGGTAGTCGAGGCGACAGCGTCGAATGTCAGGTGACGACGACGGTAGAAGAGGTTCCGATCGCGGTCCCCGTGCCGAGCGTGTTGTCGAACGCTTTGATCGTGATGGTCCCGGCCCCCGGCACGGCCATCTGCACGGTACCTGTCGATCCCGCTACTTCAGTAAGTGTCGACGTAACCACGGTGCCGCTGTTGACGAACAGGTACGCCAGCAAATCTTCGCCGCCCGTTCCGGCATTCAAGGTGAATACCACATCAAACGGAACCTCATGAACCTGAGGAGTGGACGCCGTGATCGTCGCGGTCGTGGCGAAAACATCGCCTGATGCGCTGGCCGTCTCCACCGTGAACTGCGGTGTCGTATCGCCCGGTGCCAAGCTGGCACCGTCCGCTGTCGTGTAGGTGTAGACCCGTTCCGTGGTCCCGTCTCGCTTCAACGCCTCCGCCGTGAAGGACATCTGTTGCCATGTGTCACCCTTCAGCGCGAGATTGCCGTTCGGGCGGAGGTTCACATACGGCCACCAGTAGTTGACGTTGGTACCAACCGGATTGTCACTCTCGAAGAACAAGGCGCCGTAAACGGTGTTCGCCGCGCCGATGACCGCGATGTCGCCAAGATCGCCGGGCGCATCGCTCGGCAAATCGTCGTTGTTGTTGCCGCCGAACCAAAGCGCCAGATTGCCCAGGTTCATGTTGTCACAATCGAAGGTGACCGTCATGTCAGTTTGCAGGACGATCGATTTGTCCTTCACCTTCAACCCTCCCTCGCTCGAATAGTGATCGAGGTTCGTGCCGGTCTGCGCGAGGGTCAACTGCGGCGTGTTGCCGAAGTAGCCTCGGATACCGCCAGTCGTGGCGTTCTTCGGATATGGCGCGAAGAACAACTTGCCCCGCCCCAGTACGAGATTGTCAGCCATGGTTTACTTTCCTTTGTTAAAGTTTAACTCAGAGCCCAGGGGTCCGAGACATCCGCCTTATAGCAAATAGTCACCGGCAAGTATAGTGCCGCCACGCCGCCGGTCTGTGGTGTCGCCGCCCGCACCACGCCGGGGCCTATCCGCGCGCCGGTTATCAAACCGCCTCGCGAACCGGTGCCGTCTCGACCAAGCCGGTAATCATCCAGAAAGGCCGGGCTTCCGTTTACCAGGGCGATCATCCGGGAAAGCCGGTGTTCGATCGCGCCTTTCAGATTGTACAAATCATCGGTCGGCAGCGCCTGAGTGGTCCTGGCCCAGCCCTGGATCAACAAGTCCCACTGTTCCTCACGGACCAGCTTCTCGTCGCCCGCCTCCAACGGGTTAGGATCAGGCCGTAGAGATTCCAGGATCGAGACAAACGGAACCGGCTCGCTGTCACCGAACACCGTCTTGCCGCGAAACACGCGGCCGACAAGATCATAGTCGTATCCGTTGTCTGTCGTGATCCCCTCGATCAGCGTGGTAAGTCGTTTCAGGATCACAAGTTGTTTCGTGTCGGTCATCTGTCCGCCCCGCTGAGACGCGCAAACTGCCGCAAGAACTCAGTCTCCAATTCGGAAGTAACTTCCGGAGCGATTGCGTCGGCAACGCTCTCGAAAACCTGATTGACGCTAGGCCCGTACAACAGAAACACATCCTTGAAAATTTCGATCGGCTGGAACGAGTGGACATTCCGAACCGTTTGACCAGGGCCTAGCCGAATGGCGAAACCGATATTGCCGTTCCTGAGCCCGATCAGAAACCCGCTCGCGAAGTGTCGCGTTTGGCCCGGTTTGACCTGAACCGATGTTCCCCCGTGCGGTGGATTTCGCCCTTTCTTGGCGACCGGCGTTCCGAACGGAACAAACCGGGCCAGTGAGGTCGGACGATCGCGCGCCGTTATCCGCGCCTCCAGACGGGTCGGCGTGGCGAACTGCGTCACCGAAAGCCGGTCGGGTCGTTCCAGATACCCATCTGGAAAATTCACTTCCGCCGTGATGTCGCGGCGCGCCGCTCTGAGGCCGACAGTCCGGGCAGTATCGTTGATAGCGATACTCATCGCTTCGGCGGCGATGCGCGGGAACCGTTCGAAATACAGTTCGAGGTCCTTAACCCCGGAAGCGTCGATTGAAACCGTCATGCTGGCCCCACTGACCATTTTTCATCGATCGGCCCGTCGTGCGGATCACGCGCGTCCAACACCACGACGAGGTCCTGGTTCGGCCCCATGTAGTTGGGGAAAGTGACAACGTCGCCACGTGACAGCGTAAGCTGTCCGCCATTAACCGCCGTGACGAATTCCTCGCGGTTGAAAATGACGCGCTGAATGCCTTCGATGATGTTGGCATATCCCTCAGACAGGATATCGCCGCCGAGAGCCATCTTGTTGTGGAAACGGGCGGTCAGGGGGACATCCCCCGAGCCGCCGCGCGACCCGGTAGCGACCGTACACGGAACCGCAAAACGCGAATGCACGTCACGGCGCGTTCGGGTTTTGAGGTCCAGGAAACTCACAGTTCGTCTTCGTCCGTGGCGTCGGCCGGACGCTTGGGGGGAGCCTTACGTTTCGCCGCTGCCGCGCGCCGTGTGACAGGCGGCGTCGTGTCGTCGCCGTCATCGTCGATCATCTCGTCAGGATCGCCGTCAACTTCATCCTCGACGACCTTGGAAGTAACTTCCATCGCCGTCGGCCGTTCAACGACGGCGCGGCGCAGCGCGCGAGGATGCATCGCGGTTATCTCCGCGACCTCCTCACTGGTGAACAAGAACGGCTCGCCGGTCTTGAGCCGGATGTTCTTTCCGTTCCGGTGAACGACAACCTGAAAGTGGGGAACGCGTACTGGCATGTTGACCTCTTTGTGAATTGAGTGTCGGAGCCTCCGACACTCTTCGTTGTGATGAACGATCAGGCGGCGACTTTGATTGAGAACGTGTTGTTGACACGAACCGGAACCATGAGCGGCGCGGACTGCGTCATGGTGTATGTCACGCTCGGATCATCGTCATCCCACATCTTCGGAAACATGGACAACGGTTGGAGCCGGGCGCCACGATCCATGATCGCACCGAAACACTGCGCGCCCATCACCGCATTGCCGATGCCGACGACAGTGCCAGGATCGAAATACGGAACGCCGACGCCGTCATCACCCTCGTAGAAGTTCGAATACGTGAACATCCTGATACGGCCGATACCGCCTGTTCCCACCATGTCTCCTTGATAGTTGAACGGCGAACCGTCGTTCATGTTGGAGGCGTTGAACAGCGATTCATTACCGCGGATCAACACGTTCAACAGGTTCTGTACGTCGGCATGCGACTTGTCGATGAACGCCGCCCAGGCATCCAGGCCGAAGACGAGCGTATTTACCGGAGCACGCGACAGTTGAAAAGCGCGAGTCCTAGAAGCCTGAATGTCGGCGATCGGTGTCGCGGTGCTCGCCGTCCAGAGCGTGGCGCCGGAGAGAACCGTTGTCAGATCGACATGTCGTCCAAAATCGACGGTAACGGACGGATAATCGTCACCCTCGACCACAACCTCGCCGGTGACAAGTGCCTGACAGCCCATCCAGTCCCACCGATTTTCAATCATCTGCCGTTCGCGACGCATGTTGTCAGCGATGATCGCGTCGTAACGTTCTTGCAGGGACAGGCTGCCAAGGAACGCCTCACCGGCACGACGCGGAATGGACCGCGACGGGTCGACGATGTGTTTCGGCTTGACATAGGCGGGCCGGAACGAACGGGTGCTAAAACCCTTGGAGCGCATCGGACGGCCCTGCACGTTCGGCGCGACGAACGGAGCAAGCCGGTATTCGTTCTCGTCGATGTCGTCGAAATAGATTTTCTCCGTGGTCGAGTTGATCTGGCGCGGGAACCATTGCAACCAGAAACCATCGAGACCCGGTTGGTTTTGCGGAGCGTAAACAACCTCCAACAAAGTGGCCGTGTCGTAGATGCCGAAATCGCCCGCCGCGATGCGAGGTACGAAGGCGGGAGGCATTATCAACTTATTCATTTTACAGTGTCCCTTTTCTTAGGCTGCCATTCGCCTTTCGAGCGAGCGGGGCTCGGTGGAAGTAACTTCCGAAACAGCGTTACGTCGGAATGGTCATGTAGGTCGATACGCCCTTCGGAACGGCGATGCCGATCGGCGTGCGGTCAAACACGGCCTGACGCTGCGCCAGTGTGGTGAGTTCGGCCGGCCACACGATCAGGTTAGCGTTGAACACGCCGCTGCTGAAGTATGGAACACCCTCGCCGACTGTCGCCGCTTGTGCCGCGATGCCGATAGCCTTTGCCTCCGTTTCGTCCGCGCCGCCACTGAGTGCTGTCGCGCCGCCAGCCCACGTGAAATCACCGGCCGTTGTAAACGCCTTGGCGATGGCGATACTGTTGCCGCCCGCGCCGGGTTGCAACGCATAGACGGTCACGACCGCACCGGCGCGCACGGCCCGAACATTGAATGTGTCCGGGTACTGGTTGATCTTCGCGGCCAGCGCCGTTGCTGTCAGTGTGGCGGTTCCGCCGATCGTGATGTCGTACTGCGCGGACGCCGCCGGTTTCAGCGTGATCGCCTGTCCGTTAATCGTGACCGTATCAGTATCCACGCCAGTCGACGTGAACGTTCCTGCTTTTGAAGCAGTGCCGGTCAGTTCGTTGTACGGGACGATCAGCCCGTCTTCACTACGGGCTACCACCTGAAGCTGCGTGATCGACGAAGCGCCGCAGACGCCGTTCGTCGTGACGATTTTACCCTCACCGGCAAACAACTCCGCCGGATCGAACGTGCCCTCGGCGGTCATGCCGGAGGCCAAGAGGTCTGGATAGGCCATGGAAAGTCCTTCCGTTGAGTTAGGAAAACGAGAGTATAGTGTTGGCGGGTCTCCCCGTCAACAGGTCAGTGCGTGGTGACGCTTTCGATCTTCCTGGACGGACCGGATGCGCGGCTCTGCGCGGCTAAAATGCGCTTGGCCGGTGTCAGGCTTCCGTCCGCCTCATTTTCGCCGCCGCCAGCACTGGCACCCACGTTCGGTTGCGCGCCGTTGTTCATGGCGTTGGCGAAGTGGTTTTCCTCGGTTCCCGTTGTCGTCGCGGCCGTGGTCGCGCCTTCTTTCGGTGACTTCGCCAGAATCCCGGTCGCCGTCGCCACGTCGAGATCGGTGTCAAGTGCAAGATGCGCCGCGAGCGCGGTGCGTCCGACAGCTTCGGCATGCGTGGTAATCGCGCTGATGCGGGTGCGCTCGGCGACACGGGCCTCCGCGGAAATCGCCGTGGTGTCAACTGTGGAAGTTACTTCCACGGTTGGGGTTTGGGTTTGATCGCCGGTGGCGGTTACCCCCGGCTTCGCGTTCGTTACAGTCGGCTTGACGGCCATGTTAGTCTCCTCTGTTTCTGGTGGATCGTCGTCAGGGTCATCGCCGGGCTCGGCGTCGTCGTCTCCCGCTTCGCATGCGGCAAAGTACGCTTCTACCGCATCTGAAGGGTTTTGGATAGCGTCCACCAGCCCGAGGGCCAAAGCGTCCACCGCTCCATACATCCGCGCTTCCGTATCGCGAACGATCTGCTCGTCAATTCCGCGTCCGCGCGCAACCGACGCTACGAACACATCATACTCGGCGTCAATGTCAGCCTGGAACTCAGCGCGTACATCATCACTGAGCGGCTCGTACGGATTGCCGTCGACCTTATGCGCGCCTCCCGTGATGAAGGTTACCTTGACGCCGACATCCTCCATCATCTTGGACACGTCGAAATGCATCATGAGCACACCGATGTTGGCGCAACCGCCCGACGGCGTAACCGCGATATGGTCGCACTGCGCCGCTAGGTAGTAGGCGGCGGAATAGCAGTTCGCGTCCACGACGGCGATCATTGGCTTACCGCCATTCGCGGCATTAGCCTCGAACATCAAATCGGCCGTTTCACGACATCCGGCTACCGTGCCGCCGCAACTGTTAATATCGAACAGGATCGCTTTAACGTCGTCATCCAGGCTCGCGGCCGCGACCTGATTGCGAATGAAGTTGTATCCGGTGACGAACCCCCACGACCACGAAAACCGATTGATGAGCAAACCGTGGATCGGGATCAACGCGTAGCCATCCGCGAAAATGAACGGCTTGTCGTTGCTGGTAATGTCCATGCCAAATGTCGCCGCCAACAACGTGCACCGTTCCGCGTACGCCGCCGCCTCTTCAGCCGGGACCGCTTCCGCCAACGCGCGAATGTCAGCGAGCATCGCACCGGAAGTTACTTCCGAATTTAGTCCAAGACCCTGTCCGGCGTAGACCGTTGAGACGAGCGCGGGTCTCCCGGTAAGCTGATCGAGGGCCGCGCGGGCTTGAAACTTGCTCATGCTGCCGCCTGTTGGGTTTGAGTGTTGTCCTGTTGCTGCTGATCGACGGGCGAGCCGCCTGTCGGTTTTGTCGACGTGGTATCAAACGTCAATCCATATTGCGTGATCAGACCCTGCTCACGCTTCCGCTGCGCGAACTGTTCACGCCAGTCCGAGCCGAGGCGAGCGCACTCCTGTTCGTAGGTGGACAGACCGCCAGCGATGCGGAGAAGCGCCGCCTGGGTTTCGCGGAGTTCGTCGATCTGTCCGGCGCCGGAACCTATCCACTTACACGCGGTAAAGGCCTCTTTACAAAGAGGCTTGTAGAAAACATCGCGGCGGATGCCCCGGGGGAGCGGAACGTTTCCGTTCGCCATGTCTTCCTCAAGTACCAGTGCGTAGATTTCCGTCGCGAGCCGGTCGGCGACGTGCTTCTTACGGGCTGCCATGTACTGGCCTTGAATGCCCATGGCCGCACGACCGGATGAGTAATTTGTCTTGCTGAAGTCACGCGAAAAGGCCTCGTACGCGAGACCGAGAGATGCCGCCGTGTGGCGCTGCAAACTCTCCTCGAAAGACGTGCCTATGCCGCCCGTTGTCTTAGCGGGTTGCATGTTCAATTTCGTTCCGGGAAACAGATGGGGGATTTGTGCGCCATCGATGCGAACGTTATTCGCGGCATCGAGATACTGGCCGAGGGCGCCCATGTAGGCGCCGTACACGCCCATGAGCGACTTGCCGAGATTGTCTGGCGAGGCACCCATGGCGGCGGCGATGGCGTCGCTCGGTAGCTCGGACTCGATGGCGGCGGCGTAGGAGGCATTTATGACAGCATTTTGCAGCGTGACCTCGGTAAATTTCTTGGTCATGTGCATGTTTTTCATTGCCGCGACCATGTCCGAAATGCCGCGCGTCTGGTCTGGCAAGCCTTGCTCGACGATATGAATGACTTGCTTGCGTCCCCACGGCTTTATCACCGGCACGCGCCGCCAAACCATTGATAGGCCGTCGGGATACGGGTCGAGGGGATCACCCATACGGAAATTGTATGCCTGAGCCTTTCCGCGAAGATCGCGCTCCACGCCGCGCCGCAAGAACCTCGTATCGGACGTGTGGTTCGGATTGCACAAGCGATCACTCGCGACCATCTGGAATGTGGTATTGAACGGACGATCTGTCTCACGCACCCATTCAGCCGTGCCGATTACCTCGCCCGTGATCAGGAACACCCCGATCGCCAGCCGTATCATACCAGTGAACGTGTTGACCCGTTGCGCGTCAAACCAGCAACTGTTGCTGTCTGCCGCGAGACCGAACCGGGCCTCAACAACCTGTTGAAATTCGTCAGCCCATGTTTCGTCAAAACCCGTGGAGGTTTGCGACAATAACTGCCAGTTCGGTTGCGCGTTAAGCCGGTATTGTGCTCCGACAATACTGTCTTTATGCAGTGCAACGGCGCCGAAGGCCAATCCGCTGTTGCGAACCGTGTCACGCCCTCTGGCGTCGGCCATGGGTTTTGCGCGGTTGATGATATCGTCGGGTGACCGCATGGACGGACGCCACAACGCCGTTTCGCGGGAGAACCTGTCCACCCCTTCGAGAGCGCCACCGTTAAGAATTACGGAGGGCATCCCGTCGTGATGATGGTTGTGGTGGTCGGTCATCAGAACAGAAACTTTATTGGGCGAGCGCGGCAGAGGCCAAGGGCAATCGATCGGTACTCAGGGCACCGCCCTTGCAACACCTGGATCATTGACAACAAACCGGCACGGTTCGCGGTCGAATATTCGATGCGCTCGCCGTTTTGATCCGTGACTGAACGGACGGTGCCGGATACGTTCAGATCGAACCATGCTTGATCCGCCTGACGCAGCAAAGTGCAGGGATCGAGATCGGCCACAACAGATACCTCCGTGAATGTGCCCTTATACCGGGTATAGCCGAGCCGTGTCAAGCCCTGTTCCGGAAGTAACTTCTCAACCGAGCGTGCGGCCGAAACCACCGAAATCGAGTGCGGGTTCGTCTTTCTGTATATTGGCGAACGCCGCGACTTGCGGCGCGCTAACCAGATCGTTCTTGTCCCACGGCGCGGCCCAACCTGGGGGATTGTCCCAGTCGATACCCTCGACGCGTACCGCCGTGCTGACGCACAGTCCCATGGCGTAATAGCATAAATCCCACGCCTCGTTGCGATGATTGCGCGGGTTGTTCCAGCCCTTACCATCGCGGACCTCAACACACATCTCCGCGAACCACGCATCTGGCAACCATTGGCCATATCGCAACATTCCCTTACCGGGAACCATACATTCCACGCGACCACGCAATGCGTCTTTCAGCACATTGGAGTTTAGAAACATAATAGGCACATCTCCGCGCGCTGCCGAAAGCCTGTCTTTGCGATTGCTATCAGGAAATGAGATATGTGCTCTCGGCCTGGATGGACGTGTATCACCCTTCAGAAGATGGAACCTACCGGCTTCGCCGTTCTGACGCAACAATCGGTAGTAATTATATCCGTTTGTCGTTACGCCTTCTCGACCGCCGCTATCGCAACCCGTCATCTTGATACCCATGCGTCGACCGCTACCGTCGGCCAACCGATAAGTACGTTTGATCACCTGTTCCGTGATCTGGTTCCAATCCTCCAGATACGCAGACGGCTTCACCCACTCAGTATCACCTTGCACATCTTTTCGTTCGCTCTTGCGTATCTGAAAACGATCTATCACAATCATGTCAAAAGGCGTCCCCGGCAACACGCCGTGGACTTGCACCGAAAACAAGTTATTTTGCACGTCAACGGTCGCAACCAGGAAGCGCACGTTCTCCGGGATTTCCGGTTCCATGATGAAATCGACCACCTTCGGGTTCCATATGCGATCGATTACGAGTTCGGAAGTTACTTCCGAAACTGGCAGAGGTTCGGCACGGGCCTTCAGGTTCTCGGGGAGGAGTTCGCTCTCCGTTGACTTCGGTAAATACGGCACGCCGAGATCAGTATTGAAAAACTTCTTTAGCGCGTCGTCACTCCCCGTCTTCTCGCACTCGTTCAGGGCGTTCAAATATGACACAACCAGATTGGTCCACGTGGTAAAATTTGCCGCTATCCCCGTCATCCAAAACGATGCGGTCATTGAACGCACGCCGCTGCCAATAACTTGCCCAGTATCCGGATCGACGCTCTGACCGTCTTTCAGCCAAAGCCCCCATTCCTGCATCGTCTGACGTTCTGATTGCTCTATGCGGCAACCGTTCGCCGGACAGATGAGCCGTGCAGTCTCCGCAGAGGCAAGCACACTCGACTTTACGTCCCATTCCACATCCTTCCACTGTCCTTCGAAATAATTACCGCAGTGCGGACACGGCCAGTACCATCGGCGACGATCCCCGCGATTGTACAGCGCGAGGATACCCGTACACGGAGGCGCTTCGTGTGAAGTCGTCGCTATCCAGCGCGGATTTTCGACCGGCCTGGAAGGCGACGACTCCGCGACAGTCATCGCGAACGAACGAAATGTCGTCGTGCGCTTGCTGCCGAGATCGAATGGCGAACCGTCGCCGCCAACGTCGTCCGGCATCCTGTCGTAATCGGTCAATGCGATGCGACCAACCGGGCGCCCAGCGAATTCTGTCACGGTCGGATGAGACAGGTTCAACAACATGCCGGTCACATATTGTTTGTCGTAGACGTTGTCGGCCTCGCGAGCCTTCAACAGCATCTTGCCTATCTCGGGCGAATGACGATGCATGCGATCAACGCGCCGCATGGAAAAATCGCGCGAAGCCGATTGCGTCGGGGAATAGATTATCATATCCATTCCGTCGACACGAATTGAGTAAGCGAGCCAATTGAGGATGAGGGCTTGCGTGTTGTGCGTCGGCACCATCTGACGACCAGCGAGAAACAGATGGGACGCATTGTCAACCGCGATACACCGAACCGGCACGGAAGTAACTTCCGAAATATCCACGATACGGCGACGCCCGGTGTACGTCGGCCGTCCGTTTTCTCGTGAAGGCAGGCATATTGTTTTGCGAGAAAGATGAAACGGAGACGGGTCTTCCGCATACGCCACAAACGTTAAATTGTGACTTGCTTTTCCGTATCTGGTCTCCCCCGAGTATGTATATTTCGGGTTTTCTTCCACGCCGCGCCTGACTTTATATCCGAGCGACACAATCAACTCTTGTACGTCATCCGCCAGTTCCGAAATAGAACTATCAAAACCGCACACGCCGGACGAACACCAACCGTCGGTATCCATCAAACCACGCAACAACTCACGTCGTTGGTCGATAGACGCACGAAGATACAATGCCGGTATGTTTTTCGATCCGGAGTAATCGGTAAGTTGCGACGTATTGATCGCGCCGTCTCCTAGCCAACAGCCTAGAGTGTAAGGGTCTATCGACAGATATTCAGTCGCACACTCTACCGGCGAAGTGACGGGTATTGAGTAACGGGTTCGGTTCTTTTTACCGTAAGTGAACTTACGAGACATGGTTATCGTATCGATTGTTTTCAAATTTTCAGAGTAGTTGTCGCGCACAGTCCATTCGTGTCCGCCGTCCGCGACAATAGTGGTCCGATCGTCGAACGTAATTTCAAAACACCTGTTCCCTCGACGGACAGGAGAGCATAGCGTTACGCGACACGGTTTACCATCATCGCCGAACACCACGTGACCCGGACGCAACTCTCCCATCGTGGTCCAGCCTAAAGGCGTAGCTATTGGCGTATCGAGCGGCAACGCTTTCGCCGATTGAGCCGGACCAACGAATATCGTCGCGGTCACCATACGACTTTGCAACGTATCTTGCGGCTCGACCATATAGGGAGCCATATCGTTGCGGTACGGTCCGATATACGAACCGGGATTATTCAGCCGTACATAGCGTTCAGCGGCGGCGGAAATGCGAATACGTTCTGGCGGACGTAGCAGTTCTGTCAAACTCAGAAAAATATCCTCGACGGTGTCAAAGGTAGTCTGCGTCTCCAGGCCTGGGCTGTCTGATGATGAGGTCTCCCCACTCGTCGTGCTCGTCGACATGGCCATTGCCACGAGGTCCAGCGACGGTCCCGGTTTCTTGCGGTGCGAACGCCTTGCCGCGGGAGTTCTTTCTAAGGTCTGTGAGGCGGACAACTAATTTCTCCCGTGCGTCGTTAAGGGCCTCGTGCATGAGGTTCTCGATAATCTCTCGCTGCTTGATTGTCAAGCCGGTCTCGCGTTCTACCGTGTCCGATGCCAGCATGAGCGAGAGCCGTAAAGTCTTAAACGCCTCGCTCGCCAGTTCCACAACCGCCGACGTGTCCCATAACTCGCCGATCTCTTTCAGGAACTTGATACGTTGATTTTGCCCATACCAATATTCTTTCGACAACATTTTCGGCAGATCGGTATGGTGCATCGACAGTATGCGCGACACCATTTCAGTCATGGTGTCGTCCATCTTCACCAACCTGGGTGCCACGTCCCTCACTCGCCACACATCGAGGGTTCCACGTTTGGCGCGCGGTGGAATATCACCGATACGCATCCGCACGTCTTTTCGATCGATCCCAAACAACTGCGCGAGATCGGTTACAGTCGCGCCGATCATAAGCAGCTCGTTCTCGGTTGCCATGGAAGTTACTTCCGAAAAGTTGTCTCAACTACCCCGGCCGGGGACATACAGCGCGCGGGGTTTTCCTTCTCCGTTCTTAACCCTGAAATACTTGTCCGTCTCGCACAGTATATTCGGAACGTCGCTAAAGTCCATAGCGACTCCCGTTTCGGTTTCCATGACCTCGTACATGAGCCGCATTTCTTTGAGCGCCTGTTCTTGCGAGACGATCGCCGTCAACTCCCTGCCGTGGAGCCGGTTCAGTCCGCGTAAGGTGCCGGGACCAGCCGCCGCCCAGGTCGATACGTCCCTGGCATCGTTCAATATCGCGGTAAAACGCATATCGACTACCGCTTGATACGCCATGAAATGCCCCCACCCCCTGGCCTGCATGATCCACGCGTGGGTCTGTTGCATGCTGGTAGCGAGTTGGAATTCATATCTGCGGCGACGTTGCCATAGACCGCCTAATACGTCGAGAGCGATATACCGTTGCTTGTTCGCGCCTTTCTCGTGCGGGGCCGATATCATATACGCGCCGGTATACACCTTGCGACCGGCGGCTTTTCGGGCATCGAGGACCGCAGCGATATCCGCGCACACGCTTCGATCGTCTCGATCCGGCCACGCCCCTTCACTGATCAGTTCTTGAAGCGTTTCGGGCCAGTTTATTTGCCGCGCAATGCATAGCATGAACCACAGATTGGGATGACCGGCGTAAGGCTCCCGGATGTTCTCCCGTATCCAGACCGTTCCGGTGTCATCCTCACGCCGGACATTGCAGAACCTATAGGTTCGCAAAATTTCATCCTCGGTCCAGGGCGGCGCAACGAACACCTTGGCGATGCGAATTTTCTCACGTTCGCACACCCAGCGAAACGCGGGTCGATAGTCAACCATCAGAAACGGCTCCCGTCCGGGCGCATACGCATCGGCGGAAAACGTTCATCGGCGTTTTCGGAAGTTACTTCCGGTTTGATATCTTCAAATACCCGCGTCTCACAACCTTCACCATGCTCGCCCCGGGCACACGCCGTCGGCTTCCAGCAGGTCAGGCACATTCCATCAATTATCGCCCTGTCACACACGAACAATACCGCGTGCTCCACGTCAGATGTCGCGCAAGTCGGATTTTCGCATTTCATGCTGTCGTACTCCATCGCCGTCTAAGGTCACGGATATGCCGCTTCACGATATCCTGAGCACTGCCTTTGTTCATCAGTACCGGCACCACCTTAACGTCAACCGTCCCTCTGGTTATCAGATGATATACCCGCACGACCTTCGCCTGTCCCGGCCTGTCCAAACGTTTGATCGTCTGGGCATAATCCTCGTATGGGAGCGGATTGTCAAACCAGACCAGAATATGACCAGGGCCATACTGCATATTCAAACCGTGGCCCGCGCTCCGGGGATGGATCAAGAGCATATCGATTTTGCCATTGTTCCAATTGGGAACGCATTTTCCTTCACGGTCCATCTTGACCGCTTTCGGGAACGCCTTTCTCAAACGTTCCAAGGACGAGCGGTGCCAGTAGGCTACGAGAAGCGGCGAACCTTGCGCTTCCTCGCGCAACTGCGTCACTTCCTCGATCTTATGGTCGTGGATATGATGCCACTTCCGCTCGTTGTCATAAACCGCACCGCTCGCCATCTGAAGTAACTTCTGTCCGAGTACTGCGCCGTTTTCCGCTTCGATCTCGACCTCGGGGAGCGACAATATCAGATCTTTTTCGAACGCTCGGTACAACTCCATTTCCGACTTGTCGAGTATGATCGGCCGCTGAATGATAACGGCCTTTTCGCGATCGAGATAATCCTCCTCGCGCATGACGAGACATAGGTCCGCTATCTTATTGGCCACGAGCCTATCAGCCCCAGGAAGCGGCACCCACTTATAGCGAGGATTGTAAGACGGTGGAGCGGGCATCATGTAAGTGTGCTTAAATCGCGTAATGCCGCGACCGAACCGTTCACCGCGATCGAGCAAGTAGACCTGGGCGAAATAATCTTCGATCCCCTCCGGCGCCGGAATGCCGCTAAGCAGATGTAGCCGCGTGATCTTCGGTCGGACCATATTCAGCGCCTTCCAACGCGCCGTGCGATGATCCGAAAACGACGTGCTCTCGTCGACGATCACGCAATCGTATGGCCAGTCTTTCCCCCAAAAGGCCACCAACCACGCAACCGCCTCGCGATTAATGATGTGGATTATGGTTGGCGTTCTGGCGAGGTCCTGTTTCTGTTTCACGATGTGCGCCGTTTTCGCCTTGTTCGCCGCATGGTTTGGCGAGCCGAAGTCGTCAAACTTCTCATCCACCCTCGCCGTACGCATCGCCTCCAACAGATCAGGGTGCGTTTCGTCCGCGCGTATCACCGTGAAGGTCATCCACCACGTATGCGACCACTCCCGTATTTCAGTAGGCCACGTCTGCACTGCTACGCGTAGCGGAGCAACGATCAACACGCGATTGACGCGGCCAAGCGTGAACAGTCGTTGAAGAACCGTCAACACGGAAACCGTTTTCCCCATTCCCATATCTACGAACGCCGCGCTAAAAGGGTTTTCCATGAGAAACGGCACGATCTCGTTTTCCTGATAGTCTCGCAGCGTGGAAAAGTCACGAAACGCCCCGGCTAGTCGGCTCAGAAGTAACTTCCGAAATCCAGTCATCAGAACCCCTTCTTGTCGAGTATCCAACTCGACGCGTATATAGACAAACCGTCTTCGGTTCTGCGTAACTGGCTCAATGGGAACCAATTCATACGCGCGGGGCGCTGCGGTGACCGAGCGAAATGGAACAGCGCCGCGTTGTCCGTCCAGCTATCGATCATGCCGTCCCATTTCGGCACGTCCGAATATTTACTCTCCTCGAAAGACTGTATGACGGCGATCTTCATCATGAGGTCGCTTATGCCGTAAATCTCACGAGGAGCATTATGGAACTCTGACATATCTCCTGTCCCTATAGGTTTAGGATGCGTCTCGCATCCTGTGCGTTGTCTACCCAGTAGACCTCAAAGCCAAAGTACTCGCGCAGTTCCCTGTGTCGTTTCGATTGTTGTTTCGTAGGCCACTCTCCACGACGCTTGAACTCCATGATGATCGCCCGACCGGCCTTGCCAAAAGCGCGGTCTGGCGCTCCACGGACGCCAAGAAACGTGAGTTTCCACGCCTTCCAACCGGCGGCGCGGGCCTCCTCACATATCGTCGTCTCGATTATCGCTTCTGGTCCCACGGTTCATCCTGATCGCGAAGTATAGTTGATCGATCGCTTTTACGAGTTTCTTTTCTTGCGCCGGTGTCAGTTTAGATGCGGTGGATTTTTTCGTGACCGCCGCCGCGGCGGCGGTTGGTCGGGCGTTCGGGTAGCGTGTCTTGGCGTTGACGAACGCCGCTTCTAACGCCTCCAGCGGCGTGTTGCCTATGGCGTGTTCCGAAAAGTAGTCGGTAGATGCGCCCTTCTCGCTGAACATTTGAAGATTGACATTCCATTTGTCTTTCAATTGAAAGCAATTCAGCACCCGCCATCCAGCTTTATTGATCTCCAGTGCCCGAGTGTAAAATTCCATGAGGTCGTTCCATTTTTGATTTCGTATTAGCGGAAACCCCGGAAGTAACTTCCGGATCATTTTGGTCGTTCCCGAACAGGACCCGCCTCGGTGATGTACAGCGGCAGTTCGAGTTGGTCACTCTTGGCGTTGAACGTGGTCATTATCGCCTCACCCAGATCGACGCCGCACTCGTTGGCAAGGAAGTCGAGGTATATTACCACATCTGAGAATTCTTGTGCAAGTTTCGGCCGAGCCTCCGCGAACGTCATATCGCCGCGCCTGACTTTCTTCATGACATTCGCCGCTTCGCCCAGTTCGCCGAATGTCGCTACCATCCAATCATTAGGCGACCAATCGCGGCCACTGTGTTGAAGTTCGCCCTTGGCATTTTTGAACAACGGACACCGCGCCATATTGGCGGCACGCAGCGATCTGAACGTCAAACCGTGCCGGTTCCACAGTTCGTTTGCTTTGATCTCGCGCGTCTCCGCCATATCGCTGGACTCGTCTCGGTACGGCGCGGCCAGTTCCGGCACTTTGCCGACAGGTCGATTGTCGGCGAACCGGGCAACTATATCGACCTTGTCCGCCCTCATACGAGCGGCAACATGCTCATAGATGTCGTCGTTATCAGATTTTGACACTCTGTTTCTCCGTCGCTTTGATGGTTGTCACCTTTCCGGTGCATCCGTCGGGCGAAGGGTCCCCAAGTTTCCACCCGTGTTTCCTGGCGCATCCGTACGACTTCGGACAGCCTTCGGGTGGGCAGAACTGCCATATGTTCTCGGCGCAGTGCCACGAACCCTCACCCTTGCCGCCCATCCTTCTTCTCCTCGGAAGTTACTTCCGCTGTCCGCGACACGGCGGTTACCACATTCTCCAACAACCGATGCGGCCCGTGCATTTTCGCGTCAGGGCCGATTTCGAGTTGGTAGTACCAACCCGTCTCCGCGCCCTTGTGGACGTACTTGTTGGTTTCATACAGCGTGCTGAAGTAGTGTGTCATTACAACTCTACCCGCTATCGTCCTTACGGTTCCCATTTTCATTCTCCGTTCTACACAAGATCACGAGATCGGGGCTTCCGACTAGTACCAATCGCAGTCTTCACCCTCTCCGGTTTTGCTCGCGCCGATCTCGACGAGTACATGAGCGCTGAAAGCCGATGACGCACCCGTCGCGCTAAAGTTTGACGTCGACCAGCCGCAAGTACAGACGGCTCGCACGCCTGTCGCTTTTTCATTTTTGTCTCGTTCTATAGTCAGCGTGCCGTTAACCAGTTCATGTCGCATGTGACTTAATCCTTTCGGTATATGCGGTGTTGATAGAACGCCGCTTTGAGCGGAAGCGACCCGATCCACTCTAGGCCGTCGTCTTTCTGCGTCATGCAAGTCTGCAACAGTTGCCCGGTGTAGTAGTTCTCGCCGATACGAGTTTTCGTGACAATCTCATCGTGAACGTGGCCCCGTATATCGAAACCAACTCGATACGCCCGTTTGATCCCTTCCTTCAGAATATCCCGCGCCGTAGCCTGTACGTAGTTCTCACACTGCTTACCGCCTGATGTGTAGACCCGGTCCCACTGATGCGTGACCTGATTTTTACCCATGTAGGAAAGAACGCGTCGCGTGAATGTCGAGCCGTCGCGTCCCTCAAACTCTTTCTGCACGATACGCGGCTTGTAGTAGTACATCCTGCGGCCGCTTGGCAAACGCACCACAAGATACGGGCCGTCCATTTCGAAACGCAACAAACCGCTTACCGTGGTCGGTTTACCCTCAATCGCCGCCTTCGCGGCATTCTCCAGAGCTGTCCAGAACAGAGGTATCTCGCGATAGGTCGACCGAAACAATTTGACGTGGCGTAGCGCCTCTTCCTCGGTGATATCCACACCCATATTTTCGGCGTATCCCCAAAGCCCGGTACGCTTGCCGCGCTTCAACGTTCCGCCGCCAAGTTGGTACGAACAACCCAGCACGGCGGGCTTGCATATCGTTCGCTCGCTCTTGGTAATGTCCGCATAGGCCTTGCCGTAAAGTTCTGTCCCGAAATCCTTATACGGGTCACGTCCGTCAGCGAATACCTTCAACATTCGCTTGCAACCGGACAACCACGCCGTCACGGCGCTCTCAATGGCCGACAGATCGCAAACCGTTAGCTCGTATCCATCCGGTGCCTGAAAGCTGCTACGCACTGAACCGGCGAGAACGATCATAGGCTCTTTCGAGAACATGGTCAGGTCGCCATACTCGCCGTTCTCGATAATATCCGCGGCGACGGTCAGATTGCCCCAGATACCATCCTCATCGGCCTCCAAAATCTTCGGCGTACGCGTCAGATTGTGAGGTTGCGGTCCGCGTCCAGCCCAACGAAGGGTGCGTGCCGCTCCGCCGTATTGAAAGGCGTGTCGGAGATTGCCGTCCGGCGACAACCGGCGAAGAATGGCCGGGTATTTCTTAACGCTGGTTTGACTGGCATATCGGCGCAGTTTCAAGGCCTGTCGGCATTCACTGGTCAGCAGTTGTTGACCGGCTTTCAGCCATTCGGTGTCGGCCTTCAATTGCTTTTTTACCGTGGCCTTTTGTAAATCCTCCCACTGGTATCCGCGTTCCTGAAGCCACGGAAGTAACTTCTGGCCGGAGTTGGGATTATCCAGACCGGTGATCTTGATCATTCTCCGGTGCAGTTCGGCCTTGCGGATGTCGGACTTTATCTCGGCCTGTTCGACGAACTTACGGTTGACCGGCATTCCCTGATCGTTGATACGCTGATCTATCTCGTATATTTCCCACTCGTCTTCCGGGACCTCGAACCTGATCAACTTATCGTAAATGCCTTCCTCGGCGGGGACGTCCTGCGTGTTGTACCCACAAAACTGTTCCCACTCCTCGGGATTGGTCGCACTGGTCAATCGAACATGCGGATTTTTCTTGGTGATACGTTGCGGGCCGCAGAACATTTTTATCAACCGAGACCCTTGCACGTCCTTCAGTTGCGTGGGGTCCAGACCCATGGCCTTGCCGATCTGTAGCAGATCGCCGGTGAACGACTGCATGTTCGCCAGCGCCATCGTACAGCGCCAGCCCTCATACGGTGTCGGGATTTGCAGCGTATTCAGCGTGATCAACCGTTCAAACGCCGCGTTAAAGGCCCACTTCTCGATATCAGGATCACACAACGCGTCGTACAGTTCGGCCGGAAATTCCTCACACGTCAGATCGACATGCTTAACCCCGTTCCTTTCCAGGTTATAGGCGACCATGAGAGCCTCGGTGGACGGGTCTGTGCTGTAATTCCAGACGCCGACGCTCTTTGACCCAACGAGCGGAACCTCGCTGAAGGTTTCGTAATCGAGCGCCAGACGACGGCGAACACGCGTTAGTCTGCGTCGCCCGGCGCTCGATTGCACGTATTGGTGTGGGCTCCCGTCAAGAGGCATCGACAACACCAAACCAGTCGAATTCGTGCTGGTCCGCATCGGCGATCTTGTTAAAAGCTAATTTTCCAACGTATTCTCGGTAAGCCCGGAGGTCGCGTTCTATGCGCTTCCCCCGGTCTTCCGCGATCGGACCATAAGCAAACCCGGCGTGGAGAGCCGCTTCCGTTATCTCCACGCCGACCGCCAAAGTTCCGTCGCGCCAGGATATCCACTCCTCCCGAGTAAACGGCGTACGGTTTGATTTATTTCCCACGGAAGTTACTTCCGATCATTACATGTCGTTGTCGTCGTCCCAGCCACCGCTGTCGTCATCGCCTTCGTCAGCGTCGAAGCTGTCGTCGATATCATCCTCGCTGATACGGCCTTCACCGAACGGCTCGCCATGCCTGCGGAACTGAATGGCGGTCAGACCGGCGTTGGCCCGTTTGCCGTATTTGTTGTCCATCGCCCACGGTCGAATGATCACATCGACATAGCATCCTCCGTAGAAATATCCGCGTTGCTGTGCCTCCGCCGGTGTCAGACGTTCGGCCTTCCCTGTCTCCGGGTCCTTGTTCGGGCCGCGTAACAGTGGACGGTTTTTCTCCCGTGCCGATACCACCCACATGCCTTCACATTCCGACGACATCACACGCTCATTATCATCGTCCACGGCATCGCCGTTTTTGATGAACTTCTTCGCCGCCGGATACTTGAACGGCTTCGCCCCCGGCTTGCGGCCCTGTTGCGCCGCCGCCTCCAGTTTGGCAATCGACACACGACACATCTTCATGGCCTCGCCATGCGTCGACTTGTCCATGAGGGCCTGCACCGAATACGTGTAGGTTTCCTCGCCGTCGTCGCTGTCGTTCTTCTGCGCCTTGATAACCCACGGGTAGGACGCCCTGACGTTAATCAGACGTATTGTGCCGTCGCTGAACAGCGCACAAACGCCCGGCACCTTGCGGACCAATTTACGCTTCTCTTTCACTGCCGTTTCGGCCATTTCAGATTTCCATCTTCAGAGTGTTTCGGATTTCGAGTTTCGTGGTTTTCCTCACGCGTGTTCGGCTAAAACGGCCCTCCTCTTTTCGAGATGCCGGGCCACTTGGCTTCGGCCGCGCGGACGAACCTGATCCCGTCACTTAGAGCCGTCTCCGGCGTGTCGGCCCTGCCCATCCCGAAACGTAACATCGCGACGAACGTCGCCATACTGTGCGCCGCGGTCAGGTTCCTACGCGGTTGCTCCTCGCCGAGCGGAGGATAGTCGTTATTTTCATCCGACACGTCAACCCTCCGTCACCGCCGCAATGCCGAACACAAGACAATCCGTCATGTAGGCCGTTTCGTCTATTTTTGCCATGTTCATTTTCCCCTACAACTCATCGTCGTCATCGAACGCGTCATCCGTGGCGTCCTGCACATCGATACGCGGATCACTCGATGGGACCAGCGTCGGTCTGCCCGGTATCATATTCACGAGACCGGGCTTCGCGGCTATCATCCTCCGGCCAACCTTCCTCGCTGGCGTGCCGTCAAACAACTGCGCGATGTCTTTCGCGTCAAGACCGACAGCGCGAAGTAACTTCCGAGCCTGGGCCACGGAAGTAACTTCCGTCTTGAAGATGTCCTTTTCCGGCACCCCGGCCATACCTAGTTCCGCCGCCGCGTCGTCGGGATCGATCCAGGCGAACGACCGGCGCCCGTCGCCAATTTTCCATCCGGGGACGTGCTCGCCGCGCTGCGCCAGTCGCAACAACTCCTCGCCAATCTCGCGAAAGTATTTTTCGAACATGGCACGATGCGCATACCGCCACGCCATGAGCGCAACCGACATGCGCTTGAAGAAACGTGGTTCCTTATCCGCCTCCAAAGCGCCGAACAACGGCACCATGGCGTGGTTGTCCAGTTCTTCAGTCGAGTATGACTTGACAACCTCACCCTCGATCACGTCATCGTCGTCGAAATAGTCGTCGGCGAGGTCTTCAAGCAACGCGGATCGGGCAGCACAACTCTTGTCACCGCACCAGAGACAGCCCTTAGGGCTCGGTGAACGCGGCGCATCTTCGACCCAGCCCTCTGCCGCCGCCTTGCGAACCTCTTCACCGAATATCAAGAGTTCTTCACGGGTACATTCCCAAACGCCGAAATAGTCCAGACGCGGTTGACATATCCGGATGATGATACGTCTGAAGTCGTATATCCAGTCCCATTCCAGGAACACGCCCAGGGCATACAACATCGCCTGAGTATTCCGTACCACATCTACCCAGATGCCAATGCCCATTTTCAGATCGGTGATTATGAGCGCGCCGCCCTTCGCGGCGGTCGGGAAGACGCATACGAAATGATCCGCCGTGCCGCCTTGGTTCGGGATCGGCATGTAGACCGAATAATCCACACGTTGCTCGATGAATACGTCGCCCTCGATCTCGACTTCCTCACACCATTCGATATACCGGCGAATGTGGTGCAGCATGTTGGCGTCGATCAGTATAGAAAACCCGTTCTCAATCACCGACATACCGAGGAAACGTTTCGGCACGTGCTCAGCCACCTTGCGACCTTCGTCACGGATTGCCGTCAGCCAAGTGGCGGCGACGTGATGCGCTACCGTACCGTATGCCGCGTCTTCTCCCGCCACGTCAGCTTTCCCCGCGTTGGCCAGGACAAAACCTTTACAGGTCAACCAACCGGCGGAGGATGACGGAGAAAAGTGCGAGTGTCCAGCCCTGCCCAGACCGTACAAGCGAACGAGCCGGTTTACCTCGGCCTCGCGGCGGTCGGTATCCGGGCTTCCTGTCTCGCTGAACTGAAAATGCGCGGGGTTGGTGGCGTCGTAATTTGTCGCGTCTGCGTACGTCGTCGTAACATTATCTTTGCTCCGGCCTTTCTTTTCCGCCAGGGCTTTTTTGAAATCGACCATTGAGAAGTTACTTCCGGTTTGGTAGGGGAACCGCCGTAGCGGTCCCCGCCAAGTCATCTAGACGAATTCTCAGAGTGCGTCATCGTCCTCCGCTGCGTCTTCATCTCCGTCGCCGCCAACCTCGGCCATCTTTTCCTCGCACGCCTCCATGACGGCACCGTAAAAAGACGGCTTGATAGCGGCGATCTCACCGGCCTTCGCGACCTTCTTGATCAGGGCCAACGCGATCGGCTTGCTGAAGGCATCGCGAACACCGAGTACCGCGGCCTTCACCATCTCCGCCGTGATCTTCTCCGCCGCCGCCGGTTTCGTAAGGCCCTTCGCGCCCGTCGCCTTGGCCGGTTTTCCCCCGTGTGCTTCGGTGTTCGCATTGAGCGCACCGACGAGTTGTTCAATTGCCGCTTCTAGTGTCATTACAATTCCTTTGGTGTTTGTTTCGTCCACATTTGCGTTGTGAACGGTTTTAAGGCTACTCTGAAAGTTCAATGCCTGTCAAGTCGCTCAAAAAATAGTGAAGTTGGGGTCTCGATCGAACAGGAACGTCGGAAAAATTTATCGAACGGGGAAATGAAATGGTTATGGGTGCCGTATGTTGAAACCGGCGGATGTGAACGCCGAGCTGAAATTACGTTTCAGTGTGGACAGGGGCAAGTCAATGCGGCTTGTCGAAAACGTCGCCATGACGTGGGGAGATCTGGTTGAAAGACTTAGTAAGCCCTACGTCGACAAGCTGACCCTGGAACAATTCAAAGACCTGCCGAAGGACAAGCAGAATACCAGGAAAGCCAGCAACGGCTATTTCATCGGCGGACAGATGAAGCGCGGTGTCCGCGACAAGATGAACGGACAGGACCGCCAACTACTCACCTTCGACATCGACCAAGGCACGCCCGAAGTGTTGAAAGCACTTCGGGAGGGCACGACCGGCCTCGGCAAGTGCGAGTACTACGTCCACTCGACCCGGTCGCATGGCGGCGATGCGATCAAACTTCGCATCATCATCCCGCTTGCGAAGTTACTTCCGCGCGAGAACTATCAGGCCGCGTCGCGCGTGGGCGCATGGTGCATAGACCATCATATGGTGGCGGTCGATCAGGTCTCATTCGTGCCGGGGCAAATCATGTACTGGCCCGCTCATTGCGCGGACGTGAAGCCGGTCGGTTTCCACCACAAAGGCCGCATCCTTGATGTCGCTGAAATGCTGGACGAGTGGGCGGGCGGCGATGGCTGGAAAGACATCAGCATGTTGCCGCTGTCGCCGCGCGAGCGCAGCAGGCTACGAGAAAATTCCGAGAAGATCGCGCAGAACCCGCTGGAGAAGCGGGGGATCGTTGGCGCCTTCTGCAACAACTACGACGTGCATCAGGCGATCGACACGTTTCTCCCGGAAATCTATGAGCCATCGGAATACGGACCCGACGGCGTTCCGACACGATACAGCTTCATCGGCGGTACGTCGTCGAATGGCGTTGTCGTGCTGGACGGCGGTTTGCATATCCGCTCGTACCATGGCTCGGACCCGGCCAGCGGTCTTAACCTGAACGCGTACGACCTCACCCGTATCCACAAGTACGGCGAACTCGACATCGCCAAAGAAAAAGAGATCGAAGACCCGCGCCAGTTCAAGTCGTACAAGGCCATGGAGCAAATGCTTCTGGAAGACCGCGACGTGATGGCGGCACTGCGTGACAGCAACTACGGCATGAGCGACGAGGATGTCGATAACTCGTTTGACGCCGACGAGCCGGTGTCGCCGAAATCGGAAGTAACTTCTAAAATTCGCGACCCGTTTGACGGCCTTCCGGGGACGGCCGAAGTCGAAACCGCCGTCGCGGCGGCGGAGAATGACGACAGCCTGACCGATAGCGATTGGCGGGACAGTCTCGACGTAAACGAGAAAGGCACGATCAAACCCACCTTGCGAAACATCCTTCTCATCCTCCGCAACGCCGCCACGTTCAAGGGTCGGTTCGGATACAACGTGTTTACGCACGCGGACTGTCTGACGCGTCCGCTACGGTCCAAGTCGTTGAAGATAGACTTCCGTATACCGGCCGGAAAAGCGTATCAGCCTATCGAGGATATACACGTGGTGGCAGTTCACCACGTTCTCAATGCGCCTCGTGGCGCCAAGAAAACCGGATGGGGCCTGAACGTGCCGCAACGTTTCCTCGAACAGGCCGTCACAACGGTATGTCGCGAAAACTCGTTCCACCCCGTGCGCGACTATCTCGATAGCCTGGAGTGGGACGGCAAAAGCCGTATCGATACCCTGTGGACCAAGCTATGTCATACGCCGGATACGGCTTATTACCGCGCGACCTCGCGTAACTTTCTGACAGCCGCCGTCGCGCGTATATACTCGCCGGGAACCAAGTTCGATTTCATGCCGGTCATGATAGGCCTTACCGGCATCCGCAAATCGACGGCCGTGCGCGTCCTGGGCTCGCCCGCGTGGTCAACGGAGAGCGAAGGACATTTTGACAATAAGCAAAAGTTTGTCGAGGCATCGCTCGGGTTCTGGGTTATCGAACATGGCGAGATGACGCACTTTCGACGCGCGGCCGACGAGGAGGGGATCAAGTTCATGCTGTCCGGCACCACGGATAACGTTCGCCTGTCGTATCGTAGAAATAGCGAGACTTTTGACAGACAGTTCGTGATCGTCGGCACGACGGAAGACACGCACTTCCTCCGGTCCTTTCATCGCCGCATCTGGCCCATACCGTGCGGCAAGCGTGTGCTGGATATCGCGTGGCTGGAGACAAACCGTGACCAGTTGTTCGCGGAAGCCGTCGCGCACTATCGCGACCTCGCCCGCGAGAGCAACAGCGGCATCCTGCCGCTCGATCTGCGCGGCGAGGCAGATACCGAATTCATGGCGATGCAGCCTGACTATCTCATGCCGGATGCCGATGATGCCAAAGCCGGAATGATACGTGTGTGGCTCAACAATCCGGTGCCGTTCAGCCTCTCACGTCCTGGCTCGGATCGCGACGACGATGTTGACGCCATGTTTGATGATGACGACAATCTGGTGCTGCGCGATCTGACATGCGCCTGCGAACTATTTGAAAAAGCCCTCGGCAACGATCTGGCGAAGTACTCGCAACGCGATGCTCAGGCCATGGGAAAGGTGATGACGCTGTTGGAAGGCGAATGGGAGAACGCACCGATGGCGCGTTGTGGCAAATATGGTCGTCAAAGGACGTACCGGCGCATCCGCAAACCAGGCTCGGACCTCTGACAATTCGTTGCGTTTGAAGGGAGATCGACAGCGTCAACAGCCTTTTTCCCTCTCTCCTATATATAGTACTCCGATTCCTCTATCCTCATTTTCAATATCCTATATTTTATAATAATAAATCTTTTATAGTGTATAACCTGTTGACGCTGTGACTTAGAGAGAAAAACGGCGAATTTCCGCCGTTTTTCGTGTCATCAGGTTCGGTAACAGGGCCGCGACAGGTCCCTGACCTGTGCCCCTTTTTACCACCTTTAGAGGTCTATTTGCCGCGTATCGGGAACGTTGTAGGTGCCGGAATGTTGTAGGTGCCGGAATAACCAAAGGTGGAAAAAAATAACCTGTTGACACTTCCAGGGACCTGTTACCGGCACCTGTTACCGGCACCTGTTGCCGGCTAATTCACTTCCGAACAGCAATGATAAACGCTTCGATAGTGAAGTAAATAGGGAATCCCGAATGCTTCGATATGGCATCTATATCTGATCCATATATCGTTCCGGGGTAGGCACGGATGGGATCGTTACGATGTACGGGGCTCCACGCCCT